CATATTTATAATAAAATAAGAAAAGCATACGTAATAATATGGCAGTTAGAAGCGATTATATTAAGAAACTCATGAATTCTAAAAACTCTTTGGAAACACAGTACGAAGAAGTTCTTAAAGAATCCATGAAAAACATTATTGGTGAAAATGCCAAAGAAGAAGTTAGGAAACTTCTTAAAGAAGCAGAAGATGAGGACTCTTATACTGAGGAAGAAGTCAATGACGATACAGCGTCTAATGATAATGACGAGGTTACAGACACCGAAGAAACCGTAACAGATGACACGTCTGACGTGACAACTGACGACATAACAGATGATGATGCAACGTCTGATGGTGTTGATAATGTGGAAGACACAACTGAAATCGAAGATGATGTTGAGGACGATTTATGGAAAGACCTTGAAAATTGTAAAAGCGCTGACGGAGAATATGACTGTAGAGAAATGGATGACGATAGTCTTATTAAAATCGTAAAAGTTATGGGTCCTGAGGATGGTATTCGAGTAATGTCTAACGAAGACGGTACTGTTACTGTTGAAGTTGACGGTGATTTAATTGATGGCTCACAAGAATTTATCATCGATTTTGACGACAATGATTTTGATGATGATGATTTTGACGACGCAATTGAAGAAAGCAAAAACTCAAATACAGGTTATACATCCAACTATCAGAAGGAAACAGCAATGACAACTCCTGACAATCATGAACCTGCAAATCCTAAGACAACTTATTCAATGGATGCTGGTGTACCAAAAGGTACAGAAAAGCCTTTCGCCAACCAAGGTGATAAGCAGCCTTACAATGACGAGGTTAACGAATGTGACGAAACCATCTACGAAATTGAAGGTGATGATGAAGAAGAAATGATTGACGAAGTCATGACAAGTACAGAAAATAACCCAACAGTTAGAGGTACAAGCATGACACACGCAAACACTAATTCTTCTCATAAATTCGCACGTAACGGACATGTTGGCGGAGAATCACCAACTAACATGAAAAATGGTAGAGGTACAGGCGACGGTTATAAAGAAGCAACCAATGAATCTATTGAGTTCAAAAAGAAAATGAATAAATTGTATGAAGAAAACAAACAAATGAAATCAATTATTCCAGAACTCAACAAGAAACTTATGGAATCTATGGTTATTAATTCAAGTATGGGTTACATTGTAAGACTTCTGAATGAAAACGCAACAAGCATTGATGAAAAGAAAGCAATTAGTGAACGCTTTGGCAAAGTTACTACTCTTGAAGAAAGTAAGAAATTGTATGAAACAATTTCAGACGAATTGAAAAAAAGCGGCAATAGAAAAAGCGTGAACGAAATCTTTAACTCTCAAATCGCTGAGGGTAAACAGAAAAAACAAAACCTCGTAGAGACTACAATGTATAAGTCTGAAAAGGTAAATGACACACTCGATTTCATGAAAAGATTGGATAATATTAAATAATTCAACACTTTTTGAAATTATGTGATATTTATAAAATAAAAAGAAAATAAAAATCATATTTAAACATTAATATGCGAGAGATTTTAAATAGTAGTGTATTTGGTAATATTGAAGCCGAAGCACAGAAAAAAATTAGACAAGACATTAACGAGCGTTGGGAAAGACTCGGCTTGTGTGAAGGTCTTGACGGACATTTGAAAGAAACTGTCGCAACTCTTTATGAGAACCAAGCAAAACACCTCATCTATGAGGCTACTGCTGCCGACAATAGCGGTTCTTTCGAAACTGTCGTATTCCCACTTATCAGACGTGTATTCAGCAAACTTCTTGCTAATGACATCGTTTCTGTACAAGCAATGAACCTCCCTATCGGTAAGTTGTTCTTCATCAAACCCGTTACTTCTGAACGTGACTGGAATTTTGCTAATACTGACCAACTCACAGACGGTGACACCGGTAGACATCGTGGTCTTATGGGTTATGAAAGACGAAATCGTAACTACAACGGTGAAGCCTTTGACAAAGATGACGAACGTACTTGGCAAACCAAGAACCGTTATTATCTTCCTGATGAGGTCGTAGAACCTGTTCAAACAGCAGAAGGTACAACACCACAAGTAACTCAATATATGAAGAAGACTCTTTATGACCTCTTCTATAATGATTTCCTTTTCGATAACTCAAAAGGTAAGATTACTATTAAGGTTGGAACTGCATCACCAGTAATCATTGATGGTGAAGGTAGCTACGTTGAAACAACTATCGCTGATTATCCTACAAACTCTATGGATGGTTCACTTAGCACACTCATGCTTCAAGTAGGCGGTTTTGCTTCTTATAACGCAGGTCGTTTGACAGGTCCTGATGGAAATGAAATGGATAGCGAAGCTTTCTTGGCTTCTTTGAAGGTTATCTGTACAAAAGCAATTGAAGGTGGCGATGACTTTTCATCTTTTGAAAAATTCGAAAGCATTCCTTTCCGCGTTGTTACTCAGAAATATGGCGCACAACTCGTAGATTACGGAGAAAACATTTGTGACGGTGAAGGTAAAATGTATATCGAACTTGACCTTACAAAGCCATGTAAGAAACAAGGTAAAACCATTAACGGTTACATCGGTATTGACCCTGACAAAACCAAATTGGCTGACGTTAAATTCGACATTGCATGGGCACAATATGACTCTCTTGAACTCGAAACAGAAATGGGTGAAGTTTCATTCCAACTTACATCTGCAACTGTAAGCGTTGAAGAAAGAAAACTTCGTGCTACTTGGTCTCCTGAATTGGCACAAGACGTATCAGCATTCCATAATATTGATGCCGAAGCCGAATTG